CATTCCCCAGTGACCCCAAAACTTTTGTCTTTAGGATTTACAGCGCGCAAAACAACAGGCGCAATAGCTGCAATGCCTGCATGTAGCAAAACCTTTGGGTCAGTAATACCTGCCATGTATAGCGCAAGCATTGCCGCTATGAACGATCGAGCATAACTGGCGGCAGCTTCTTTGACTTTGGCTTTGTCCATTTTTTCTCCTTTTTTGTCTCTGCTACTTTTGCAGCAATGACTGGGTAGTCGCCTTTGTATGGTACAAATTTTGGTACACCAAAACCTACAATGTCGCGCTTTAATGATCGTTGCTTAATCATGACCATGCCGCCATTGCGCTGGTCGCCTGTCCCAGATGTGTTGCCCTCAATGCAAGTAACGACGTCGCTGCCATGCTCAAATGCAATAACAATGCCGACATGACTTATACGATCAACGCCGTCATGTGGAAAGTCCATAAACGCCAATGCGCCAAGACTTGGCAAATTTGACCAACGATTAGTTTCCTTAAATTTATGTGCGCCGATAGCTGTGCCGACGACGCTGTGCATTTTGACACCAGCTTGATTTGCACACCAATTAACAAAAGAGCCACACCACGGTTGACCGTCAAAGCCTGTAAATTTGCCGTACTTTGTAAGGTTGTTGCCTTCCTCAACCGTACCAATTTCAGCTGCCGCGACTTCAATTAGCCGAGCATTTGTGCCGTCTGGGTAAATCACGACAGCAACAATTTCGCTTCGTCGTCTGTAATACCTAGTTTGGCAAGCAATGCAGCCTTTTCGGCAGCCTTTGTTGCTTCGGCTTCTTTTCGCGCTTTTGCGTTTGCGTGGTCAATGTTAAGTTGCGCTTTTTCATCAGCGTTCATTTCGCGTTCAATGATTTCGCCTGTTTCGACATTGTGAATTGTTATTTTTGTCATTAGTTCACCCCGTATAAAATGTATGTTCCTGAAGTAAAAGTGCCAGTATCTGGAAAAAGTTGAATAGAACTAATAGCAGCCGTTTGTCTTGTAACAAAAGAACTTCTTTGTATGTTCCATTGTGTCGTATCTACGGAGTCCTGCGTCATAGCAAAAGCATCCACCATTTTCCAAGTGGTCGCGTTTGCATAATCTATAAACTCAAATTGCATTAAGCCGTTTGCTTGCGAATTGTCTTGTCTGCGCGCAAATTGCAGCCAAGAATTAGAGGTGGCATTAACATTTATTTCAGTGATACTAGCTGATTTGCCATAATTTGTTGTCACGGAATTTACGGTTGAGCATAATTCAGCACCGTCATCTGAAGGTCTAAAATTACGAATGATCAACACAAGATTTTTATAACTTCCGCTAATACTAGTGAGAGATACTGAAGAACCGCTTAAACTTCCCGAAGCAATTGAAGTCATGCCGCCACCTGCTGCTGGTGTTGCCCAAGTTGGAACACCACCGCTGACAGTAAGAACGTCGCCAGTCGAACCAATGCCGCGTCGTGTGAAAGTTCCTGACCCTGTTCCATAAATTAAATCGCCGTTTGTTGTGATTGCAGTTGCCATTGAATTTGTAACGGTGACAGTTCCTGATGTGCCACCGCCTGAAATACCAACACCAGCCGTAACGCCTTCAATGTCGCCAGTTGTTCCGTTTTGCCATGCTGGAACGCCACCGACAACGGCAAGAACCTGACCGTTTGTGCCAATTGGCAAACGTGTGTTTGTGTTTGCCGTTGCTGATGAATAAGCAAGATCACCAAGCGTTGTCCCTGGTTGCAATGCCTTCAGTCGCGTGTCAACACCTTGCAATGCAACGTCAAAATCGGCTGGTAGGTCTGTGACCAAGTCTGTTGACGTTGGAAGCACAAAACCATAGTTGGTTGTTGGATTTGCCATTTGTTCCCCTTGTCTAAGCGACTATTGTCGCATACTGCCATTGTAAGGTCGGCGACACGCTGTTGTATCGTTCTGTGATAGGTACGTCGTTGTATCTCATTGCCTGCAAGCTGTATGCCAATGGGGACAACAACAGCGTTATTGACAAACGGTTGTAGGAGGCTTGAAACGACCAGCCTTCTACAAAGCCTTGAAACGTGCCGCTGCTCATGTTGAGAGGTAGGTTGTTTAGTGCTATTGCCTCACCCATAAATACGCCAATGAGGTTGTCGCGATCTGAGTTGTCAATTTCAGGATTTGTCAGGTCAAAGGTAATTGAGCTAAAAATAGGCTCAGGATTAGCGCGCAATGACAAATAAAATGCAGCTTGCGAGGTGGCGTCTGCACCGTCGTGCAAAGTGGTCGTAATGACCTGTCCGAGATTGCCGTATGTGGCAATTGAGGCTGCATCACTAGCTGATACGTCACTTGTTGAGTTTGCGCCGTATTTAATTGTTATGGCATTGCGGACGTCGCCCACGCGTGTTTCAATGCGTAAACCTGCTGCCCTTGCATGATTTGCATCAAGATCAACGTATCCGTTAGCAGCTAGGTAAGTCGTACGGTGTGTGCTGTCGGCATAGCCAATTCGTCCTTGTGCGTCCTCGTAAATGTAGCCGAGACCAGATGTTGCCAATGCCGATACAAGGCTATAAGCGTCAATTGGATCAGATGCACCACCACGAGCTGCTAGGTCATAATTGCCTGGTCGGTCAATTTCACCAATGCCAGTGTTACCAGATTGTGCCCATGTAACGCCTGCGGTGTAGGTCGCCCAAGTTAACGCACCAGGTACTTGCGCCCATGTCTGGAACAAAATTTGTGATAACACTTCAAAAATCTGATCGCCGTCAAAATCACGTGGCAAGGCATCTGTATAAATAAATTTTGGCAAACGAGATAACGCACCGAGTGCTGTGATGCTATAAGTCTGCGTAAACATTGTGCTGCCTACGTCGCGAACCTCTAAGCCAATGTCAACAACGTTGCCGCCAAAAATTGGCACAAATGTGTTTGTTGAGTCTTTAACTGAAACGCTGATAGTGCTGTTGATTTTGACAGGCACAATAGCTTGATTGACGTCTAATAGTTCTAAATTGACGTAACCAGCCTGTGCTTGCTCATAAATGTTTGTGCGACCTGATCGGATTGTTAGGTTAGCCAAAACAGCGTTTGTGTAAGCAACGCCGTCAATCTCAACAAGCCAAACTGGTGACCACTGTGTCATGCGATTTGCAGGTTAGATGCGCCGCCTGTGCCGCGATAGAAGCTGTTATTTAATGTGTCAACAATTGTGCGTGCTGTGCCTTCACGATCAAATGCACCTGTCACGGTTAGGTTAATTGTTGTGCCTCGGTCACGTTCCTCAGCCATTCTAAATGACCCAGCGTTAAATGAGCCTGCAACAACGTTTGTGGCTGCTGCCGCACTAGCTGCAACACTAGCTGCTGCCGCAACACCGCCTCCACCGCCACCACCTGTTGTGCCTGTTGCACTTGGTGTTGCAATTGTTGGTATCGACGGCACGCTTGTTGTAACTGTTGGCGTTTTAATTGTTGGCACACTGACCGTTGGTGTAGAAATCTTGCTCACGTTTGGCAAAAATGGAATAGCGTTATACGCAGAAATTAAAGCGTTAATACCTGCAACCGCACCTGAGATCAAGCCATTAAGTACCTTGACCACGCCTGCGATAACGTCAATGACGCCGCCAGCGATCTTGCCTGCCACCTGTAAAGCACCGCCCAAAACTGTGCCGATAACTGGTGCAACATAGGTTGCAATCAGTGAGCCAAATTCTCTGAAAGTATCTGCATTGTCACCAATTGCATCTTTGACATACCCAAACGCTTTGATCATGCCGTTAACAATTGGCGTGAAGGTGTTAACAATGACATTACCAAGTGTTGTGATGACGCCGCCAAGGCCCTTGCCGTCAAGGCTAAACGCACCACTAAATGCGTTAATGATTGGCAAAGCATTGTCGTTAATAAAACCGATAAGTTTTTCAAGGATTGGCAATAAAGCAACACCAATTGTTTCTTTGGCTTCACTAAAAGCAACCTGCATACGAGCAATACGACCTGCGTAGGTATCAGCATTTTTTGCAGCTGCACCGCCAAACAATTCGCTCAGCTTGTCCTGCACCTGTGTAAATGACATAGTTTTCAATTCGGCAGCTGATAAGCCAACGCCTAGCTTGCCAAGTGCTGCCGTGTTGCCGTCAAAGCCTTTGCTTAATGCGGCTGCAACGGTCTCCAAAGGTTTGCCTGTTGCCGCGCTTATGTCTAAGGCTTGGGCAAGTAATTGCTGTGCTTTTTCTGTGTCGCCTGTTGATCTAACCAAACGACCTAATGCTGGTCGCAGATCGTCGTCTGCCACACCAGTTGCCAAGGACATTTGCAAGATTGACTGCTCGGTTGCCGCAATTTGTGCCTTTGTCGCCCCTGTGGCGTTCTCTAAGGCAAGTGCAAGCTGTGTCTGTGCCTTTTCGTCCTCAATAGCCGCCTTTACGCCTTCAACGCCAATTTTGATTGCATAAGCACCAGCGGCAGCTGCGGCAGCAACAAACGCTGCGCCAATAACCTTGCCAGCCTTGCCGATCTTATCGCCAAAGGTGTCAACATCTTGACTCGCTGATTTGAGCGATTTATTGAGATTGTCGACGTCGCCAAGAATTGAAAGCTTGAGGGTACGACTGCCAGCCATTAGTTATACCTCTTAACTATTTTTTCGAATGATTGTTCCCATTGTTTGATGATTTCAGGTTGTACAGCTCGCAAGGTTGGATAGATAAACCAACCGCGCGACCCTCTACCTTCACGACCTGACCAGACTGGAAACTGCTTGTATTTATTTGAACCAAACTCAACGCCACCCCATACCTGTTGGGTACTTGCGCCGCCACTTAATTTCTGTGAAGCATAACCAAAACTAATCTCACCAATTTTTGATGACTTAGATACTTTTGAACCTTCAGCAACGCGGTTGTCAATTAGGTTGCGCGTTCTGCTGCTAGCTGTTGCCTTGATCTTGCCTTGCACGTAAGTAGCAAGGGCAGACGTGGCTTCTTTCGCTTGGTCTAAGGCTTCGTCGTCCATTGCCTTAAATGACCGCGTAATGGCGCGCAGCTCAGCCTTGTCATAGCTGATTGCGTCCTTAGCCATTTGCCTGCCTTTCCAAAATTTCGATCACGGTTAAAATGTCCTCGGCTGTTTCAAAAACGTCTGGTGGTAACCCTGTTGCCAAGGCTACCTCCCAAACTATTCTGCTAAGGCTTCCGACTGGGTGGCTTTTGGGTTTGCCTCACCTACGATCACCTCGGCAATAGTTTCTGTCCAGGCTTCGATTGGCTTAACAGGCTTACCAGCTTGCTCACGCTTCATGGCGTGATAGGCAAGAAATACAAGATCGGAGATACCGATCTTTTCCTGTGCCTGTGCAATTGTGTGACCTGTCTGCTTTTCCCATTTGACCCACTCAGGCGGTGCAGCTGTGTAAGTGATCTGCGTGCCGTCGTTGTATTCAATTGTGATTGGTAGCTTCATTTTGTCTCCCGATTAGTAGTTTTTAACTGAATGTCTCGGTTGGTGTACCGACAACAATAAATGATAGGTCAACGGTCTGTGCATCTGGTGCTGCACCGCCGACGCTTGGGAATACTGGCATTACGTTGAACGCATAAACCGCACCTGTTGCAGCTGTGAGTGATACTGCCAAAACCGTGTTTGGTGCGGTTTCGCAAGCTGTCCATAATGCTTCACAAAGTGAGCCTGTTGCGCCCCAGTCTGCAAGCATTGTAATGTCAAATGTCCACTGATCGTCAATGTGCTTGTAAGCCTTGCCGTCTAGTGTTTGGTATGTCTCTACGGTTGGACTGTTTGCAAGTACCGCGCTGGTCGCTTGTCCGTCGTAGTTAACTGTTGCAATGGTCACGACTAAATCGCGACCAGTGATGATTGTCGTTGGCATTTTGTCTCCTAGTTAGTTTGTGTGTAATAAGTCGAAACGTTTATGTCAGCAACCAGCATTGGCGATTGTCCTACTTCCAATACGGTCGGCTTTTCAATAACGCCAACGACGTATCCTGCTGGCATTGCAGCAAGAATTCCTATGATGAGCTTTTCTAAATTGTCTAGTGAGCCTGCATTGCTGTTGCTCGCGACAATTGCTGTGATTGAAAAATTAAGTTTGACGTGTGTTTTTGACTTGCCGATCAACACGACTTCCATGTATGGCGAGTCTGGCACGACCACAATTGCTGGTGGTATTGGTGACTCTGGCACGCTTGGGTAAACGTTGGCAGATAGCGCACTAAAGGCTGTGGCTAAAGCTGATCTCGTTTCGGCAATTGAGTTTGCTGGCATTTATTGGCACACTGTCTCAGCGTCCAGATAAGGCATAAGCAATGTGCTGACGCGGTTAGTCAAGCTGCGACCCATACGGTACGGCGAGCTTGTAAAGTCAACGCCCTCAATTTGTCCACCAGCTGCAACACGTGATTGAAACACCTCAACGCTAACAGCCAGGATTGCTGACTCAATAGCTGGTGTGCTGGCATACAGCTGTGCAGCTGAGTAACCTGACAATGTTGCTTTGCCATTTGGCACAATTGGGCGAGCTGAAACGTCAGCATTTGTAAGTGCAGCCGTAAAGTAATACGGTGCGCTGTCAACAACTGTAAATGTTGCGCTAAATGGTGCAGGTAATCCTGTGACAATAATTGACTGACCTGTTACAAAATAGTGCTCACGCACTGTTACAAATGTTGCCACATTATCTTTCAGGCTGTATGACTCAACGCCTGAAACGTTAGCCACAAGCATAGGCAAAATTACGTCCTCGCTGGTGTTGATTATTTCGTCAAGGTAACTGTCACTATAAAGTGAAACGGACACGCCAAGCACCGTGCGCAATTGACTTGCTGTAACAATGCTAGGCATGTCCGTTTCCTTTCGACTGCTGCGGCGACCTCGGGAGAAATCGCCGCATGATTAGTGGG